GAATCTTCACTTTCTAATGCAATAATCAGAATCTTTTCTTCTTTAACCAGAAAGGGTCTATATCTAATTTTCTTTTTTAATGAAGGAATTTCCAACTCATAAATTGGTGTCGCAATCTTTGGTAAAGGCATAATAACCTATAAAGTTCAGTTAAAATTATTTAGACGACTCTGCGAGTATTATCATATGCAATATCCCCAATACCTCTTGGTCTCGGATCATCCAATCTACCTGTTCCAAGATTTGAGTTTCTCCACAATAGTTCATCTCTACCGGTTGCAAGTTTAGTTAATTGATTGGCAGTATTAACAACATTAACGGCACTGGCGATTCTATTACCATCAATACTTTGTGCAACATCCCAACTTAATACCTTACCACAAACATATCTCTCATAATTAAATGTGGCACTGATTCTTAATACATCAGAACCATTATAACTTACGGGTGTGGAGTTTAATGCCAGTGGAAAAAGTCCAAAGAAATTATATTCAATTTCCCTATTATAATCCCTATCAAATTTAATAATCTTGGTTGTATTGCACTTATATGTTTCTGGGTATTGCATTCTAAAATAATACCCTTCCCTATAAGGATCTGCATTAGAACCACCAGAAATAAATTCCATCCAGTGCTCTATAAATTTTAATTGCCTATAATCCCTATCAACATAAAACTCTAAACCAATTTCCGTAAAAATTCTACGATGAGCAACTCTCTCATTGACTCCGGTAAAATTATTATTGATATCTACAGTTGCAAATGAGGTTCCTGGTAGTGATGCAGAATGGCAAAGTAATCCAGCATCTTCTGCAATAAATCTTGGATCAATACCTCTGGTATAAAGATGTGCCAAAAGTTGACCTGGCAGACCACCAAATATAACTTGGAAGTGTGAAGTCTGAGCAAGATTAGTGAATAGTGGTTTGAAATCAGCTATTCTACGAGGTCTGACCACTCTAAATACCTTTTATGAGTCTTAGTATACTTATTTAGATGTCTTATAAGGGAAAATAATTATTATAAATACCTATGAACTATACCATCAAATATGAATTGTCCCATTTGTGCAAAATCATTTAAGTCTATTAGGGGATTAATGCCCCATATTAAATGCCACAGTCACAATTCTAAAAGTTTATATGACGAATTTAAAAAGAAAGAGGATGAAGGATTATGCCGATGTTGTAAAAAAACAACAAAATATATAGATTATATGAAAGGATACCGAGAATTCTGTTCCACAAAATGTTCTAGCAACATAGTTGTAAAGGAATATTGGGATTCAAAAACTGAAGAAGTTATAGAAAGAAAAAATAAACATAAAGAACAATTTAAAAAATATCAAAATATGAATGGGAGACCAAAAGGAACTAAAAATAAAAATCCTTACCCACAAACTTCCGAAGTTTTATCTAGGAAACCTCCAAGTTGGAAAGGAAAAAAACATACTGATGAAACAAAAGAAAAAATGTCCACTATCAGATCTTTAATGATAGAAAATGGAGAAGTAAAAATAATGGCATCATATAAAGGAAAATATCAACCAACTAATCCTAAAAAATATAAAGGGGATCACACAAATATTATATACAGATCATTATGGGAACGCAAATTTATGGTATATTGCGATACGAATCAAAATATTTTGGAATGGTTTTCAGAAGAAATATGCGTAGCTTACTTTGATCCAACAACAAACAAAATGAGAAGATACTTCCCAGACTTTTATATCAAAGTCAAAGAAAGTAATGGGCAGATTAAAAAATACATAATTGAAATTAAACCAAAGAAGCAAACATTAGAACCACAAGTCCAAAAGAGAAAGACAAAGGGATATATCTATGAGGTTTATGAGTATGCCAAGAATCAGGCAAAGTGGGAAGCAGCAAAGGAATGGTGTGCCGATAAAGGATATGAGTTTAAAGTTCTCACAGAAGATGACCTAGGTATCAAATAATGCCAAGAAAGACTCGCAAACAAAGAAAAGGTCCAAATCCAACAGACGATAAGAGTAATCGTATTCGTTCTGTGATTGATAACTTAATTGGAAATGAAGACCCTGATGATTTAATGATTGAGATATTAGATGCAATACAAGAAAGTGGAAAGGTGCCTGGTGTGGGTAAGTATTATGTTTTTGTTTATAATCCAAAGACGCCCAACATACAATACGATCAAAATCCATTAGTCGCAGTGACTGATATATTCCCCCAATGGGGATTTAGGGGTATTAACTTTCACTGGGGGTCCAATGGAGTCAGACAATATACTTGGGATGAAATACCTGGTTCTTTATATGAGGTTTATGCGGAAGAACTTGCTGACTTAAGAGAGATACCTTTTGGCAAAATCCGTCTAAATAGTTAAAAAATCGATAATGGCAGTTTCTTTTCCAGCTAGTTTATCATCATTAACTCAGGCTGCCAATGTGCAGGGATTTAAGAATGCTGCTGCCTCAAAGCCACCTCTTAGATATCCACTGAAGAGTATTGGTAAGGATGACGACTACTTGGAGATAGGTGTTATTGAATATGTCGCACCAGGATTTGATTTTAAAAAAGATACTCTGAAATTAACCACTGGATCCGAAAAAAATTCCAATCAAAAAGCATTATATACAATACAACTACCAATTCCTGCAAATATTGGTGATACCAACCAGGTTAATTGGGGTAATGGTGATATAGATTCTCTTAGTGCTTATGGTGCAAAAAATATAGGTGATGTTCTTGCATCAGGAAATATTGGTGAAGGTGGCATTGCTGCTATGAAATCTGTGGGTGAAGCTGCTAAAAATGTATTGTCTAAAGGTGGTGCTCAAGATGCAATTAAAGCTAAATTCATATCCTCACTTGTAAATTCAGTGGGTGGAAATACAACGACATCATCATTATTATCAAGAGCAACGGGAAGTGTTCTAAATCCAAACCTAGAACTATTATTCAATGGTGTCAATTTGAGGTCTTTTACCTTTGATTTTGATTTTGCTCCAAGAGATGCAAGAGAATCTGGTATAGTTAAAGAAATTATAAGAATATTCAAACAATCAATGTCCCCAAAAACTGGTAGTAGTCACGCAGGTGCAGGACTATTCATTGATGCTCCATATGCCTTCCTTTTAAAATATAAAACTGGAAGTCAACCCCATCCATATCTAAACAAGTTCAAACCTTGTGCTCTTACAAATATGGGTGTAAATTATACGGGTTCTGGTTCCTATGCAACCTATGCAGACAAGACACCAGTTCATATGAAATTAAGTCTGAGTTTTACCGAACTGAATCCAATTTACAATGAAGATTATAAGCAAATTCCATTATCACAAGGAGTAGGTTACTAAAATGTCTTATTTCAGAGAACTACCTGACTTAGAATATCAATCTCCTTTTGTAGATAGTAATTCCTCACAGAATTATGTAAGAGCAAAGAATCTATTTCGTCGTGTAAAACTTCTTGATGACTTAAAAAATGTCTTTACTCTGTTTAATAAGTATCAAATTCCGGAAGGTGCAAGACCTGATACTGTTGCCGAAGAAATATATGGTAGAGCAGATTATGATTGGGTAGTTCTTATGACTGCCGGTATTGTAAATGTAAGAGACGAATGGCCTCTTTCGAATAGAGACCTTTACAGATATGCCGAAAACATTTACGGAACTCAATTAAATGCTGTGCATCATTATGAGACCACAGAAGTCAAAGATGCTAATGGAAGATTGATTCTTCCTGCCGGTAAGGTTGTCGATTCTAATTTTACTATTCCAAAACCAGATGATTATAGGGCAACATTAAATCCAGTTATTGGTATTAGTAATTATGAATACGAAACTCTAAAGAACGAAGAAAAGAGATCAATATACTTATTAAGACCAGATTATCTACAACAATACTTAAATGATATGAGAACGATTATGTATTATGAAAAGTCTTCGCAGTATGTTAATAAGAAACTCATTCGCACTGAGAACACTAGAAATACAATGCCATAAAAAAGGGGAGGTTGCCCTCCCCATTATACCTATTCTTCCAAACGAGCAAAATATTTGAGGGTCTCGTCATTTTCATCTTCA